TGATAATGCTTCAGGAGAGTAGCCACCAGGTAATCCACCTGCGTCTACTACGTATAACATGCCATTTAACTGCTTAACTATTGCATAACCAGTGTTATCTTTACCTCTACCTGCCGGATCGATAGACATGACAGTACCTGAGTACTCTTGCCACTCATCTGAGATATATAATGGTTTATGAAACCTATCACCAGTAAAACCTACATTAGGTAAGTCTTTAATAACATCATCTGTCCTAGAACCCCAGGCCACCTTAACAGGACATTTATCTCTATCTATGTCCATGACTACTAAATCTGACAACTTAAGGGGATACTTATCTTGATCTGATAGAGTAGTGTCCAACATGAACTGTAATGCAAACCCTGATCTCCCATAGGACGTCTCACGTTCACTTAGGTCTACATCATCAAACCTATCGGGATCTACAGCTGTCCAAGCGTTATCTTCGGTCCACCTATCTGCTACATAAGGTGCTAGCTTAGGCCCGTATGAAGCTAATTGCTTAGCATCCTTAGGGTACCTAGCTGTCCATATCTGTTGTTTATAGCCTCTGTCTGCTAATACATTGTATATAGACTCTTCTGTCTGTGGTGTACCTAGGTATATGATCTCTGATGTAGGATCAGGTGTTAATATAGCTTCAAATTCTTTAATAGTCTCTGATAGCTTCTCTCTTTGTGTCTGTGTAGCAGAGTTATTAGCTGATTCTACGTCATCTGCAATAATCAAACTAGCACGAGAGCCAGTCATCTGTCCTGTTACCCCTACAGATTTAACTGAAGGTGCATGAGATGCCCTAGATGTAGCTACATCAAAGGCTATATTAGAGTTTCTTTGTGCATCTGTAGGTGCTAGATGTTTTAATATCTCCATTTCACCAAGTAATCTCTTAGTAAATATAGAGAAGTCATCTGCCCTTTGCTTAGATGCGGAGACTACAAGTATCTTCTCTTGTGGATTGATAAGTAATCTCCAACATACAAAAGCTGAAGTAATCCAAGATTTGCCGACTCCTCGGAATGCTTCAATAATCTTCCTCTTTTCATTCTTAGTCTGTAAGTAATCAGCTATATCATACTGTACAGGGGTAGGGTGAGGGAGGTTAAGGTGTTGCCAAGTGACGTACAGGAAGTTCCTGAAGTCTGTCATTGGATGTTTCATCTTAGTCTCCTAGAGGTATTTCTAATTCAAATTTCATGCCTGAACCTTCGGCAGAACCATAGTGCTTCCCAAGTTTCCTTAAGGTACCTTGAGTATCTTTAACAGCAGAGATGCCTGATTCTTTCTTATCTTTCTTAAAGTCTACTTCTCTTTGAGCAAGAGACCTATCTTGATCTTTAGGTGCATCATTATAGTTAAACCTGTCAGATATATAGAGCATCCCAGCTTTCTCATCAATGCGATAACCATACTTACCTAAAGTCATCTTAACTCGATGCTCAGGATCGTCTAGTATCTTTGCTACACCTGTAGGACCACCACCTTTCCAATGAGTACCTTTGTACCCTTCGTCATAGTCAGGGTAATCTACGCTACCTTTGGTGTTCCCGTGCTTCTTAGCTGTCTTTAAAGCTATCTTCTTAATGTACTCAAGGTCTGATTGTTCAAAGAACCCGTTGTTCCATGTAATATGATTTTGCAACTGACCTGGTATAACACTGTTAAGTAGAAAATCTACAACAAATGCTTTAGCAGGTGCAGGGATAAAGTCAAAGCTAGGGTCAATAAGAGGTGGTATCTCTACTGCGGCTTTCTCTCTGTTTAATATAGTTTGTTTATCACGCCATTTAGCGTATTCATTCTTACCTTCTAATTCTATTTGCTCTTTATTTATAATCATAGTGATAGTCCTGTGTCTCCTAGTCCTCTGTAAGCTCCGGATGCTAGACCTGTACCTACTGTAAGATTAGGTTTTAAAGGTTTAGCTCTTGATTTGTTCTTAGTACTTTGTGCAGTGTTGTTTGAACCTTGTGTAGTAGCTTCTTCTTCCCCTGCTATTTTCTGATTACGTCTCTGTATCTTAGCGTTCTCAATGTCTTGCAATCTATTTCTTTCAACTGCTGCTGCGTGTTCTCTTTGTTTCCTAGCATTCTCAGTTCTAATCCTTGCATTACGTTGCCCTTGTATTTTATTGTTATAAGTTCTTTGATAGATGTTGTTATAGGCACTTGTGTGAGCATCATATGATTCAAAGAATTTATTACCATGTGGACCCTGTGAATAACCACCACTTTGTACATGCTTTAGATAGCCTTGTTGCTTCTTAAGACGAGCCCTCTGCTCTACTCTATCTTTAGCTGAGTAGTTACGGTATGTACTATTAAGAGATCCCATCCAACCTGTGGTGTATGAAGTTTCCCCTCTTCTACCTAGCTGACCTTGAACTCTCTTAATAGAGTCTTGGAGTCCTTTAATAACGTCTGACTGTTTAGCTTGGCCGTAGAACCTGTTATTTAAAGTATCGTGTACTACCTTTGTTACAGCGCCTGATTGATAAAACACGTTCTGAGGTGTACCAAACGAGAACTGAGGTCTTTGGTAAGGTGAGGACATACCAAGTATGTTACGTTGGCGTAAGCCTCCTGCACCTGAGTACAGGTTTAAATATTTACTAGCCATTAGTGTTTCCTTTAGTATCTTTAAAATGCCCGTGAAGGGGTCTAGAAGCTCCGTGGTGAGCTTTAAATTACATCAAGGTCTACCTAGTTAGCTTTAGCTCTTTTCTGTGGTATTTGATGTACGTTTTCTTGGAAGGGTAGTTCTGCTTCTTTTAAGAGATCCATAGGGTTCCCAGCTTCTGCTACGGAATCTATGTTATTATCTTTGAGGAACTGTCTTGCTACATTAAGGAACGCAGGGGATACCTCAGGATCTTCAAGTTGATTCTTAAGTACCTCTGCTAACTTACTGTGTAGTAAGGATAATTCATCGTTATTCGCTTTCGCCATAGTCTGCTCCAATTTGTAATCCTGTGTTTGATAATGCACCAGGACTTGCTTTCTTATTTACTCGTTCTTGTTGCTTCATTGCTGCTTGTTGATCTGCTTCTGTTACGTCAACCATGGATTTTGATGTCATCATCTCCAAAGGTTCTACAGGTTGTAGGGCTGTAGGAGCTGCTGGTTGTTCAGGAGCTGGAGCTTCGTCATTGCCCCCTCCACCCCCACCACCCATTAGCATACTACCTACACCTAGTGCGCCGATTGCTGGTACTATTCCACACATATTATAATTCCTTTTCTATTTGACGAGTTACTGTGCACTGCTCATCTATTACATGAGTATGTGTTGTTGGCTCTATTGCATCAAGGTAGTCACCGCCAGCGAAGGCGGTAACCATTGCAAGAACACCAACAACTGTTTCTTTGGTGTCCATTACATATCCTTTTTCTTAGTTGTTTTATGAGGCTTATTGAATACCCAGTGTTTCAGTCGGTAAAACCAGTGTTCTACTACGGACTCCCATAGCCAAAACACAACGACTACTGCTACTACCCATTGCCATACTGGTGCTGCTAGTGTAAATACTTCAAACATAGTTGCTTCCTTGGTTAATTACTCCCCAGTTAGCTCCCTTATTTTTCCTTCTAGCTTTTTGATTCTTTCTTGTAGTGCGAATGTTGAGCTCTCTACAAAACCTACAGTAGCTATATGATTTTGGTTAGTCATTTGACCTACATAGAAAGCTTGAGGGTTGTCTCCGCCTTTAATTCTAAAGATTGAACCGTGTTGATTAGCTACTTTAAACGTAGCTTTAGAGGTATCACCGTCATCTAAGTCAATGCTGATACCAAAAGTTTCAGCGTAGTCAGAAACACCATCTTTTAAAGGTGCTTTAGCAATTAAGTTCATATACCGCTCACCGTCACCCATGTTTGCTCTAAGATATATATCCTCAGTAAAACCCATTTTTTTATTAGATTGAATATAATCACCCATGTCTACAAACGGGCTCTCAACTTTCACGCCGTTGATTGAAATGCTTCCTCTAATGTCTAAGTTTGAACCGTCAGATAAAACCATGTCAGCCAATCCACCTTCACCTACTTTAAATTCCATCATTGATGAATCAGTAGTAAGTCTAGATTTAATACCTAGCTCACTAACATTAGGGTCTACTGTTAAAGTCTTACCATCTTTAGTTAAAGAGGCGCCCGTAAATGTACCGGCATTCTCCTCTGCTTTCCATACACCGGGTTCTATTGCTGCAATGCTATCTGCGTTAGCTGTTATTGCAGTATCTTGTAATAGGTTCTTTGCATCTGCTTCAGTCTTAGTATAAGAATCTATAGGTGCAGGGATTGCATCTATACCTGTAGTTACTGCATCATCTACATATTTTTTATTAGCTATATGTTGGTCCTCAGTAATAACTCCAGTATAAAATGCTGAAGGACTACCTCCGCCTCTTACTTCAAAGATATTGCCACTTCTATTAGAAATAAGAAACCTGTTTTTCCAAGTATTAGCATGGTCAAGGTCAAAGTTTATTCCAAAATACTCTTGTGTATTATCAGTATTATCAGCGTTCTTTGGTGGTCTTTTTTTTATATCAAGAGTTGGGTCAGCTAATGTACCTCTAGTTTCTAAATCTTGATGAAACTTAACTCCACCTGAAAATGTACCTCCGGTTAGAGGCATATATCCACTTAATGCTGAAGTGGTTGCACCAATATCAGATGTATTTTTATTTATCTTTACATCTTGTGCATCTTGACTAGCATCTACTTCAGCCTTAGTATAACTAACGCCTGTGTTTGCTTTCTTAGCAATCTCTGTATCTTGTGCTGCTTGTTGTGAATCTACTTCAGCCTTAGTATAACTAACACCTTTGTCTTCTTTAAGAGCAATTGCAGTGTCTTGTGCTGTATTTGTAGCATCTGATTCTGCTTTAGTATATGAATCACCCTTATCTGCTTTAACATTAATAGCTGCATCTGATTCAGCTTTAGTATAACTAACGCCTACATCGGCTTTATCATCTAATAGAGTATCTGTTTCACCTTTAGTATAAGCATCTATACTAGGAGATGCTGCTATATCATCACCAAGCTTAATAATGTCTGCTGTGTTGTTAGCAATATCAGCTGTGTTCTGAGTTACGATAGGTTCTATAGCATCTATACTTGCTGTATTAGCCTCAATTACAGTGTCTTGGTTATTATCACGTACATCATGAGCTGCAATGTCTGCTGTATTCTTACTAATATCTACTGTTTGTTTAGCAAGCTCTGCCTGTATTGCATCTAGTTGCTCAGG